AGGGCCAACAGGCATACAAATGTCTGCAACTTTAGCTAATGTAACTATAACTAACGAAGTAAATGTTGGTTGGGGTAGAGCGGCTTGGGGTCAAGAGCCTTGGGGCGAAAACACTACGTTTGTAATAGCTACACCTACCGGAATCGGTATGTCAGCAACTATCGGAACTGTAACAACAACTGAAGAAATTAATAGAGGTTGGGGCAGATATGGTTGGGGTGAAGGAAACTGGGGTACACCTGATAATACTATAAATGTAACAGGTCAATTAATGGCTGCTAATTTAGGCCAAGCAGATCCTTCTCCAGACGTCATGTTAACTGGTATTGGCATGACTATGAATGAAGGCGAAGAAGCCGTTACTGGAGATGGTATTGTAATACCTACAGGAATAGGCTTGACAGCTAACATAGGAAGCGTATATAATTTGATCTGGAATGAAGTAGATACCGGCACAGCCCCTACATGGAAAGAGGTTGACACCGCAGCTTAAAACAGCAAAATTTAATCAAATTTAATGTTTGACAGTATTGTCAAATTTTAATAAAAAACAAAAGAGGACAAAAAATTATGGCAAACTCGACATCAGCAAGTTTAAAATTGACTGTTCAAGCTACTGGGGAAAACTCAGGAACATGGGGTCAAATAACAAACACAAACTTATTAATCGTAGAACAAGCAATCGGTGGATATGATACGTTCAATTTAACGAACGCTAACAGAGCACTTACTTTTTCTAACGGTGCCGTATCAAACGGTAAAAACGCAGTAATTAAATTAACAGGAACATTATCAACTAACGTTAACGTTACTATTCCTGATTCAATCGAAAAAACTTTCATTGTAGCAAACGGTAGATTTATCATCTGACATCACACCACAATTATCAGGCGTACTAGATACGAATGGTAATGACGTTATTATCGACACTGGTGGAGCATTAGAAGATGATTCAAATAATGAATACATTAAATTTGTAAAAACTAGTTCAGCAGTTAACGAGATCTCAGTAACTAACCAAGCTACAGGTTCAGGTCCTGACATTTCTGCAACTGGTGGTGATACAAACATTGATTTAAATATCAATGGAAAAGGTTTAGGAAGAGTAACTCTAGGCGCTGGTAAAATTCAGCAACTAGCAGAAAAAGTAACTATCGCTGCAACAGGTACAACTGGTACAGTTAACTTTGACGTAATCACACAAGCTGTTCTTTATCACACATCAGCGTCAGCTGGTAACTTCACAGTGAACTTCAGAGGTGATGGTTCAAACTCTTTAAACAATATTATGGATACAGGTGAGTCAATCACTGTTGCCTTCTTAACAACAAACACTGGTACACCTTATTACAATAATGCAGTTACAATCGATGGAAGTTCAGTAACTCCAGAATGGTCAGGCGGTACAGCCCCTTCTTCAGGAAATGCTAACTCTGTTGATATTTATACATATACAATTATAAAAACTGGCGACGCTGCGTTTACAGCATTTGCAGGTCAAACACAGTTTGCATAATAGATTGGGAGGAGAAAGATCATGCCAATAATTGGATCAAAAGGTGCAGGATCAGCATCAGGACTTGGAGGAATCGGAGGAGCAGCACCAAGAGCCCCTTATTCAGCTAGTTACTTAGTAATAGCTGGTGGTGGCCCAGGTTGGTATTCCGGTCAAGCTCAAGAATCTGGTGGTGGCGGAGCAGGCGGATATAGATCTGCTTATCCTTCAGACTCAGCTTCAGGCGGTGGCGGATCAGTCGAATCTCAAAAAACTTTTAACCCAGGTACAACTTACACAATCACTGTTGGTGGCGGAGCACAAGATAGTTCTCTTGCAGGATCTGATATTACAGACGTGTCAACGACAAGAGGCGGAAAAGGAGCAGGTCCTTATGACCCTTCTACATCCGGTGGATCAGGCGGCGGTGGAAATAGCCAAGGTCGATCACCTTCTCCAGGAACTGCAAACGAAGGTTATGCAGGCGGATCGCGAGGCGGCGGCGGAGCTGGCGCGGTTGGGGGATCATCAGGCGGGGGCGCGGGTGTGTCCTCTACAATTACTGGATCTTCAGTTGCGAGAGCTGGCGGCGGAGCGACGGCCGGGGGAACCGGGGGATCGGGCGGCGGCGGAAACGGCGGCCAAGGAAACCAAACGGGTCAACCAGGAACTGCCAACACAGGTGGCGGATCAGGGGCTGGCGGATTAGTTCCAGGTCAAGATAGAGCACCAGGAAGTCCAGGTTCAGGTGTAGTTATTTTAAGAATGCCTCTAAAAAGTTTTTCAGGGACAACTACAGGATCTCCACAAGAAGCAACAGACGGCACTGATAAAGTTTTAACATTTACAGCATCAGGGACGTTAGGAGGTTAATCATGGCACATTACGTAAAAATAGTTGATAACGTAGTTACTGAATGCATAGTAGTTCATAATAGTTGTGAACTAGATGAGAACGGCCAAGAATCAGAGGCAGTAGGAGCTGCTTGGGTCAAAAACCATCAAAATGATCCTGACGGAACTTGGTTAAAAACTTCTTATAATTCTAATAGAGGTGTTTATTACAAAGACGGAACGAACGTTCCTCATGAAGATCAATCTAAATTATTCAGAAAAACTTTTGCTGAAGTAGGATTTGAGTATGATCCTGATAATGATTGGTTCAAACCAAAAAAATATTTAGACTCCTTCGTATGGAGTGACGAACACTGGGACTACAGACCACCACAAGCTGTGCCTGATGACGGACAACAATACGATTGGAATGAAGACCAATACCAATCTACAGGTAATGGTTGGGTCGTAAGATCAGAATAATTATTTAAAAGCAGCACCAGAAGCCCAACAGACTAAAGAGTTTCTTTCACCTTTTTTGACAGGTGTAACTTCATGCAACATAAAACTAGGAAAGACAACTAATAGACCCTGCTCTCTTTCTATTTTAGTTCCGTTTCTAGATTCATAAATTATAAGATCTCCACCTTTATATTTTTTAGGATCTGTTAATTGTATTGTGCAAGATAACTTTCTTACCATTACACCCGTGCCTCTATCAGTGTGAGCGAAGTAATGTTGTTTTGGTCCGTAAGATGTAAATTGCAAAGATTCAGCTAGTCCCCACATATCAAATTTATAATGTTCGTGATTTAGCATAACCATGGCGTCAACGATTTTTCTATATAACCAAACATAATCATTAACAGGTTTAATCCAAGATATAGAACTATCTCTTGCACCTTTTATTTCAGCAGTTTCTTCAGGGTTTGTACCCCCTATTTTACCTTTAGTTGTAAACAAACTTTTACCATACTTAACTATGTCATCACATTGTTCAGGTGTTAAAAAATTTCTTACCCACGCATACGGAGGCATTTGATCTAAATGAAACGGCCATGCCGTTGTGTTCATTCTTATTATTTCATCGTATTTCATTTTGTATTCCTTTATAAGCTAGTGTTATTCTAGGTATTCCTTTTTCTTTCGGAGCTAGTCCACGATGCCACAATTTAGCATTAAAGACAACGAGTTTATTTTGTTCAAACGTTATTTTGTGCACCTTATTATTGTTATCTTTTATTTCAAACAACCCTGAGTCTTTTTTTAAAGTTGGTGTAACCATTAACATATAAGTTCTATCACCATCATCCTTATGCCATCCCCCATCCATACCGTTAAACTGCATATTGATATATATTCTTTTAAATTGATTTACTTTAAATTTTTCAATAATTTTATAAGTTACAAAATTAGTAACTCCATCATTATGAACCTCTGTATAAAAAAATGTGCCTTTGGTTATACCAGGTCTAGACGCATGACCATATTGATGTTGAGTATTAATTAAATAATGATTTGTTAAATAATTTATAAAGTCTTTATCTAAAAAATTTTTGTATTCTTCTACAATCATCTCATTAATGGTCCTTCCATAAACAAAGCTAGTGTTTTTCTTTCTCCTGTTTCTACAGGCATAACCATATGATTAAGGTAAGATCTAAATACAAGAACATCACCTGGCTGAGTAAACTCATTTACGATATAAGGACCTGAATTAAAAATATGAAAGGCACCACCTTTATATGGTTTAGTAGAAATATTAATTAAACAAGTTAACTTCATATCCTTGTATTGTTTAGTAGTCTGATCAATGTGCCATCCATAATTACCCTTAGTCTTTGAAGAATATAAATTGTAATTAATAAAATCTTTATCTCTTAATGGATAAACAGAATAACCAAAATGATTATCGTTTGTGTGTATAATTAAATTTTCTAAATCACCTAATAGATGTTTTATTTTACCCCAATAAATTAACTTGGTATCTACATTTTTAATTTTATTATTGTCATGATCTTTAGCTGCGTGCTGTTCTGGTTCATCACCGTCAAAATTTTTACGTGCAAAATTATCTATTTCTTTAATTTCGCTTTTTGTAAAAACGTTTTTAAAATACCAATAATCAGGTCTTGTGCTAGCCATATCTTTATTTCTATCTATTGGACAATTATAATAAATGCTTTACAAAGTCAATGTGAATATAAAGTTTGCGAAAGAATACTTAGATAATACAGTATGGAATCTTAATAACTCAGACTGGCAAGTGTCAGGTATTATTAAAAATAGGTCTAACGAAAACTTGAAGTTTGACATTCGTTTTTTAAAAGACTATAAAGATAAAGGATCAGGAAAGATTATATCGGAAAAATCAAAAGCTGATAAAGTTTTGTTTGAAGATAAGTCTTCTTGGTTATTAATAGACACGAAAGAGTTGATAAAATATATGAAAGTAAAACAACTTAAACAAGTAACAATAGAAGAGTTAAAATCTAATATAGATTGGACTATAGAATTACCGAAAGCATGAAACTAGATTTATTTCCTGTAACAGTATTTATTGGTAACGTTGATTTAAAAAAGATCAAATTAAAATCAGAAATTAACACAGCGTTTTTATCTAATACCCCTACGTCTATAGATAGTAAAAATGAATTAGATCCTGAAAGCGCTAAATATATTTTAAATGTCATTGGTAATTTAATGCACGAACAATACAAACATTTTAAATTAGATCTCTTAAGCATATGGAGAAACAAATATCAAAACAATGACTTTCAAGAACCTCACATTCATTGTAACTCAAAGTTTTCTTTTATCATTTACGAAAAAGTAAATAAGGTAAATACTGTTTTTTTCAATCCTGCTAAATATTTAATAGACTGTATAGGCGCAGATTATGTTTATAGAAACTTTACACCTCAACTTAAAACCGGACAAATTATTATCTTTCCTTCTTATGTTGAACACATGGTAAATAAAAATTCAGATCAAGTAACTATATCAGGAAACCTAGGTTTTAAATGGACCCAATAAATTATATAAAAGTAAAAACTATCGGTATCAAACACTCTCACAGTAATTTGTTTGAACACAGCTATAATCTTTATTTATTACTACAACACATGAACTGCCCTAAATATGTTTGTTTAGCTGGCCTGTATCATTCTATCTATGGCAATCAATATTTTAAACCACAGTTTGCTGTTAAGAGAAGTTTTATTAAAAAGACAATTGGTGTGAAAGCAGAAGCCTTAGTTCATAAATTTAATAACACTGAGGATAGAGACGAGTATTTTTTAAAACATGCTAACAAATACAAAGATTTATTTTTAATTTGTTATGTAAATTTGTTAGACCAATCTCAAGGTCATGACGATTTATTAAATAGATATGTAGAAAAGTATAAAGAAATAAATAAAAAATTTAAGATAAGCAAACACGTTGATGTTATAGATAATCTTTTAGATCAAGCAGACTACAATAATTTATCTAGTGCTGTGTTAGATCAAGGCTTTCCTTGGTATTTTTCTGCTAGCAAAGTTGAAGATAATCATCCTCAATTTGTACACACTTTTGTTTACAACAGTGCAGTTACATCTGACTATATAAAATATCTTGATCCAATATTTAAAAAACTAAACGTTAAAAGATTATTTAGAGTTAAATTAAATTACACTTCCAAAACATCTGAGATTATTAATTATGCTTTTCATCAAGATGTTAACATAGCTTGTAAAACAGCAGTGTATTATATTAATACAAACAATGGATATACAAGAATAAAAGATGGTAAGGATATTGATAGTAAAGCAAACAGAATAGCTATCTTTAATAGTTCTCTTGAACATGCGGGATCTTCTTGTACCGATCAAAATTACAGAATAATATTAAACATTAATTATTTATAAAATGAATAAAGACTTAAATCGTTACATATTAAAAACTAAACTACTTACTAAAAAAGAATGTAAGGCAGTAGTAGAAGAATTAAAAGATGCTAAATGGCATGAGCATTATTGGAACAGCCCTAGGGCTGGTATTACTAGTGACAATGGCAGTCAAGAACCTGAGACAACATCTGAACTCATACCCTCACATGAATCGATTATGAATAAACTACATCCAAAAATATTACAGTATATGAAATACATTGATCTTCCTTGGTATGATGCTTGGAACGGATATACTCAATTAAAGTTTAACAAATATACAACTAACACTAAAATGAAAATACATTGTGATCACATACATGGTTTTCATAATACGGGACCTACAGGTGTTCCTATTTTAAGTTGTTTAGGATTATTAAATAATGACTTTGAAGGTGGAGAAATTATGATGTTTGAGAATGAAAAAATAAAATTAGAACCAGGTCAGTTGCTTATTCATCCATCTAATTTTTTATTTCCTCATGAAATAAAACCTGTTACAAAAGGTTTTAGATATTCATTTGTAAGTTGGGTGTTTTAATATGGGAATAAAGATATATAAGAATGTTTTACCGGAAGACTTAATTCAAGAAGTGTTTACTTATTTAGATAACAATGCCTCTAAAAATATTTGGCGTTCAACAATATATTGGAAAGATAAGTTAAAAGGTAGAAATCCAACAGCTTTACAAGTTACAGATCTTCCTATTTTTATGTCTGAAAGAGTTATTAATTGTTTTGAGAAATTAAATAAATCATACAAAAAATATACACACCATTGTATGTTTTACATATGGCCACCCTTAAGTCATATCGCTTGGCACAATGACGGAAACTGGAAAATGGGTGCAAGTATATATTTAAATAAAACTTGGGACAGAAGCGACGGAGGTTTATTTTTATACACAGAAAAAGGACAGAATAAATTTTATGTTCCTGAATATAATACTTGCGTTGTTAACACTGATCATACTGATCATGCAGTATCAGCTTTGGCTTCGCATGGTCCACATAGATTAAGCCTTCAAATATTTTCAGAATGAGTAATTAAAAGAGATAGAGATTCTATCTTCTTTTGAGTTATTAACATCTACAGAGTGTCTTAACCAAGACGGAAACAAAATTAAAAAACCATCTTTTGGACTAACGTGCCACGCAGACGAATTATATCTATCATAAGAATTGACATGTGTTTTTGGTAAATAGCTACTCATCAAATCACCTATCGGATTTTCAAATATTAAATCTCCTGAGTCTTTAGGTGTTGATACATAGTAAACTCCTGAGATAATAGCTTGAGGGTGCATGTGAGATTTATTACTACAACCAGGTTTATTTACATTGACCCATAGATTTGACATTTTAATATCTTTTTTAATTCTTAAAGAAGAAGAAAAAACTCGCATAGGTGTTTCTAAACTTTTAGTAAATTCACTTATAACCTTATCAGGTTTATCTAGTAAATTAGGACTTTGATATCCACCTGCATTAGATTTAATTACTGAAACTTTTTTCTTAGATAAATTTAAACACAACTTTTTAAGTCGTTTAAGATCATTAGGGACTTTAGTATTTAAAGTTGGAACTGTAAATAATTCTGCTATCTGTATCATTTGCTACCTCTATTCAATTCTGCCATCGGAAAAAATGGTGCATCCATTTTAGTGAAAAAGATAGCCTGTGTCAATCGCTCTTGATTTTCTTTTAAATCATGCAACGCTTGATGTGGAAAACAACCATCAAAACAAAATGCTGTATTAAAATCACCATTAGATGTTGCCAACAGAGATCTGTTAAGTTTATTATCATAAACATTAGTGCCACTGTTTTTTAAATTTTTAGATAAATAAATAATAATAGTAAGCAAAGTATCTTCATCACAATGTATGTTGCCGCTTTTTTCTTTAACATTTTTTATTTTACAGAATACATTTTCAGCTATGTAGGTGCACTTATGTACTGCTCCAAATATAGTTCTAAGTATTTTATCATTTGATAAATGAAACAAAGGATAGTCAAAGTTGTGAAGTGATTTAGTTCTTACACCAATACCATCAGTAGCCTCTTGAGTATAGTCAAAGGTATTAGCTTTTTTTATGATCTCATCAGGATCATCATAAAAATTAGGTATAGTATAAATAGGAAAGTACATTAATAATAATTTAAATTGATAACCATTCTTCTATCTGAATTAGTTTGAGATACAGCTCTGTGTTTAATCGCTGAATCAAACATAACAATATGGTTTGATTTTGACTTAACTACTTTTCTTTTCCTTCCTATCTGAAACTCTGTGTATCCATTATTAGAATTTACATAAAATATAGCAGTCTTATGTTGCAACTTAAGATCGTTGTATTGATCAACGTGCCAAGACGATTTAATTTCTTTACCTTTATTAATCACAAGATTAGCTCTAATATTTATTATTGCTATAGGTTTTAAATACTCTATTAAAGGAGCTACTAAATTAAAATAATCTGATTGTATATTATGACTCCAATAGAAAGGATGATAAAAATAAGAACTATCCTTTACACTAGCTTGATGTGGATGATAGAACCATGGAAACTTTTCGGACATCATAGTGTCATGTAATGTTTGAAGATCCCCTAATTTTAAAACAGCTTCTTTTACAATCATAAAAACCTACTCCATGAAACAACCATTCGTCTACTAAAAGAATGTGCAGCGTGAGGTGTTCCTTTAGGTATATAAATAACACCGCCCTCCGATACTTCATATACTCTCTGTAAACTAGGAAAAGAATAATACGTAGATCCACATAAACCTATAATACAAACATCCTCATTATCTGAGTGTGGATTACCCATGCTACTTTTAAATGATGTAAAAATATCAGGTCTAAAATTTTTATCATCTAAATTTTTAGCAAACACGTTAGCAAGTTGTTCATGTAAAGATCTAATTTTAGGGTGTCTTCTTACGTCGAAAGTTTCAAATACGTGAGAAAAAACATCAGCGTGATTTACACCAACATCAGGATTGTGTTTTATCTCCGATCTAAAATGAGACAGATCTAAGAGCTGAAAAAAATCGTCAAAATAGAAGGGTGATTTATAGTCGACAACATTTTGAAAATGGACTATATCTCTCGGTAGAGGCGTCTTATTAAAGAATTTAACAAACTCTGACTTTAGGGTATTATTTTCTTTCATATTTGATGTGTACTATACTAATTATTAATATATAATCAAGTTATGCCGTTAAAGAAATTACAGTTTGCACCAGGATTTAATAAACAGGCCACAGCATCAGGAGCTGAAGGTCAGTGGATAGATGGTGACAACGTTAGATTTAGAACTGGACTACCAGAAAAGATAGGTGGCTGGAAACAACTTACTGTGGCTCAAAAAGAGCTACCTGGTGTTGCTAGAGCACAACATGCTTTTACCTCTTTGGATGGAGAAAAGTATACAGCTATAGGTACATCTCAAGGTTTGTTCTTGTACTATGGCGAAGACTTTTATGATATTTCACCTTTGGCAACTGCTATATCAGGAGCTACTTTTACATCAACAAACAACAATGCAACGGTAACAATAAATAAAGCCTCTCATGGTCTAGCCGTTGGTAGATACGTAACTTTCTCTTCAGTAACTTTACCTGGTGGTGGAGCTACAGGATATGCGGTAACAGATTTCACAGAAAAAACTTACGAGATCATATCTACAGCTACTAACTCATTTACAATCACCATGTCCGCTGTTGAGTCTGGCACTGGTATGACAGCAGCAGGTGCTGCAACCATTAATCCATACGAATTAATTGGACCAACTTTTCAAACAACTGGTTACGGTTGGGGCACATATCTTTGGGGTGATTCTACGTGGGGCACGGCAAGAACCGTATCTGATGTAACGTTAGATCCAGGTATCTGGTCACTTGATAACTTTGGTGAAGTATTAGTTGCAACTATACACAATGGCAAAACATTTACGTGGAACGCTGGCGCTGTAGGTGCAAGAACAATTAGAGCTTCAACATCAACAACAAATTTTGCAACTACCAACAATCCAACATCTTCTATTATGACACTCGTATCTGACAGAGACAGACACTTGTTTCATCTAGGAACTGAGACAACGATTGGTAATGCTAACACACAAGATCCTATGTTCATCAGATTTTCAAATCAAGAGGATCTAAACACATACGAACCAACCGCAACAAACACTGCCGGAACTTTTAGACTTGATGCGGGTAGCGAGATACGAGCGGCTGTAAATGCCAAAGACTATACACTCGTTCTTACAGATAGAGCAGCTTACGTAATACAATTTGTTGGACCACCTTTTACATTTAGTGTTAGACAAGTTGGTACAGGTTGTGGATGCATTGGGCAAAACGCAGTTGTGTTTGCTGATGGTGTTACTTACTGGATGGGTGATGCAGGCGGTTTCTTTGTGTACGATGGTACGGTAAAATCTTTTC